TTTAGGTGGAGCTTATGCAGGTTATCGTTACATAACCAGCCCACAGTTTGAAAAGATGATGATGGAAAAAGTTATGGAAAAGGTATCAGGAATGATGCCGAAGGCATTAGATGGAGCGATGCCAAGTACAACAGGTGTTTCTATACCATTTAACAAATGAACTGTTGGCATTGTAAAACAGAATTAATCTGGGGTGGAGATCAAAGTATAAGTGAAAATTGTTTACCGCATCTGCAAGAAGAGTATTCAATGATTACTAATCTATCTTGTCCTAAATGTCATTCAGATGTAGAGGTTTTAATGCCTAAATATGCCTACGATTAAAGTACCAAAAGTAGAACTGCCAAGTATTGAAATACCTGAGATACCATATTTTACACAACATAAATTAGAAGGTCAGATACCAGGCTGTAACTTATTTCATAGAGATTTAAAAGTAACACGAAATCCTTCTTTGTTAATAGCAGATCCTAATGGTACGTTTACCACCTGCCCAGAAGGTCAAATCCCCTCATTCGATCCAATAAGGTTTGATTTCAACGATTTAATATATACAGAAAAAGCTCCTTCTAGTACAGAATCAGCACAACAAAATAAAATAGTTATACCACCACCTGTTAAAAAGAAAAAAGATATTGAATTTATAGATTGTCCTGGTCCTAAAGATCAAAGAATAGGTGACTTTCGTAACGAAAAGAGGCTAGAACGTGTCGTAAGACATGAAAGAAGCGAAGATGGGAGTATATGCACCACGATTTATGAAGACGTTCCCTTCAAAGATCAGTACATTCCAGAA